TAGTCGTAGCCCTCGCTTTCCACCAGGATGCCTTCATCGGAGCCTTTTATCTTGACCAGGATGCAGTGCCACACCTTGTCGGCATCCACATACATCTTGTCGACACGCTTTGCGATGAATTCGTGGTCGTCGATGAGGTTCGAACTGAAATGCCTGTATTCATCGGGTTCAAGGTAGACCACTTCTTCAATGGTAAAGGGGGTGGCCTCCTCGTTTTCGTAACCCTTCAGGTCATCAATTGTGTTTGCCTTCCTGATAAAACGGGCTTTCATTTCTGCACCTCCTCTTTTACAACCTGGCAGGAATCCTCGCCGTAGGCTACGCCAAGGGATGAACCGCAATCCCAGGAAACATGGATAGTGCCGATGTCATCGACTCCCGTCACGGTCCCCAGTTCTCCGGGGCTAAGCCTCGTGTAGGGGTCGTCCATTTGGATCAGCCTCACCCTGGTGCCCGGCTGGTACTTGTCTTTCAGATGCCTGAGCATCTCTTGGGAAATGTTACGCATGCTCCTCAACCTCCTTCGGATCGGATTCTGTGCTTTTGAATGCCGAGCTGCCTGTCAGCTTGGAAAGCAGGATCTTGCGCTCAGCCTTGTACTCGTCGCCGATGAATCCAAGCCTTAAGAGGAAGCACCTAAATGCATATTTTTCGTTTTCGACTTCCTTGGGTTTTGCCGTGATCCTTTTCTGTTCCTTCGCCAGTCTGGCAAGGGAGGTGATAAAAGCGGAGTAGGCTTTGATTTCTTCCAGGGTCACCGTGAAGGCGAACCAGGGGAAGCTTACTTTCTCTTCGGTGATCTCAAGGGGCAGACTCCCAACTCCCAATGCGCTTTTGATGAGTGATTCCTTGCTTTCGATAAGCTTTTTAAGGTTCTCAAGGGTTGCGTCCGTGAAGGTTACCCTGGGGAGTTCGATCACAAGCCCGCCGATTTCATCCTCTGGGGTTAAGTCGACCTCATCGGATGGAGTATCGGCAGGCAGGATTCCTGTAACTTCAGCTTCAAAGCCCTGTTCAGCCAGTCTCTCAACAAGCAGCTCCAAATTATTTTGGGAGACAAGATCGTTGAAGGTAAGTTCGCCGTTCTTTCCGACTTTGTAGTTGCCGACCTGGTATGCGCAGGATGGCACCCCCAGGTATTTTGGCTTGGTTTCTGTAATTTCGCTGATGGTCTGAACCAGTCGCTTGCGTTCTGTTCCTGAGACTTCGTAGTTGATTGTCATGATATTGACCTCCTTTATTCTTGGTAGTACATATATCACTCTAACCAAGTACTATAGCAAGCTAATTCTGTAATTTTGGGGACATGTTTTCATGGGATATTTCCAACTCGCTGTAGGTTATTTTTGCTTCATCTCGCAGAAGAAACACAGTTTTATCAGTACCAACCTGCTCGATGTACCTTTTCACAATTACATCGCAGAATTTTTCATCAAGCTCAATGGTATGGCAGATACGGTCGGTCTGTTCGCAGGCAATCAGGGTCGATCCCGATCCCCCGAAGGGATCCAGGACGATGCATCCCGACATGCTGGAGTTGGTGATGGGGTATGCCACCAGAGCAACGGGCTTCATCGTTGGATGATCACCGTTCTTCTTGGGCTTGTCATATTCCCAGATGGTCGACTGCTTGCGGTCCGAATACCACATGTGCTTGCCTTTTTTCTTCCATCCGAATAGGACAGGTTCATGCTGCCATTGGTAAGGTGAACGCCCGAGGACCAGACTCTGCTTCTTCCAGATGCATGTCCCGGAAAGATAGAAGCCCGAATCTGTGAACGCCTTCCTGAAATTCAGTCCTTCAGTATCGGCGTGAAACACATAAATAGAAGCGTCCTGCGCCATTGCCTCCTCGATGTTCTTGAACGCCTCGAAGAGGAAGGAGTAGAAGGCATCACTACCCATGTTGTCGTTTTTGATTTTACCCGCGGAGCCTTCGTAGTTGACGTTGTATGGCGGGTCCGTGACCACCAGGTTGGCTTTCTTTCCGTCCATCAATGCTCTGTATGTTTCGGGCTTTGTGCTGTCCCCGCAAACCAGCCGATGTCTTCCCAGGAGCCACACGTCTCCGGGCTTGGTGATGGCCGGCTTTTGAAGCTCGGCATCCACATCGAAGTCGTCTTCCTCGATTCCATCCTCATCGGTCATGAGCTTGTTGAGTTCGGCCGGGTCAAAACCCAGCAGCCCGACATCAAACTCCATGCCCTGAAGGCTTTCGATCTCGAGTCGTAAGAGTTCCTCATCCCAGCCGGCATCTTCTGCATAGCGGTTGTCGGCAATGATATAGGCTTTCTTCTGGGCATCTGTCAGGTGGTCGACAAAGACGCAAGGGACTTCAGTGAAGCCTTCCTCCTTGGCGGCGATGAGCCGNCCATGACCNGCGATNACGCTGAAATCCCTGTCCANGATGATGGGGTTGACGAANCCGAACTCCCGAAGGCTCGAGCGGAGCTTGGTGATNTGAGCNGGAGAGTGGGTCCTCGCATTATTCACATAGGGCACCAGTTCCTGTATCGGAACCAGCTTCATGTCACTGGTTGTCTTGCTCATGCTTATTCACCGCCTCTTTTAGTTCCGTATACCTGCCGACGTTCTCCCAGGGGTACAGGCAGGATGAGAAATGGCCATAGACAGCCGTCTCCGAATACCTAGGGAATCGGAGGTTCAGTAGTTCGATGATGGCGGCCGGGCGAAGGCACCAGACTTCCAGAACGGCTTTCCGTAGGGTCTCGTCAGGAACCTTGCCGGTCCCAAAGGTTTCAACCTCAACGGATACCGGATCTGCTTTCCCGATGGCATAGGCGATATTGACCTGGCATCTTTTTGCAAAGCCGCACCACACGATGTGTTTTGCGATGTTCCTGGCCATGTAAGCCGCAGAGCGGTCGACCTTAGTCGGATCTTTCCCGCAGAAGGCGCCGCCGCCATGTGCGGCTAGTCCGCCGTAGGTGTCGACCATGAGCTTTCTGCCGGTGAGTCCTGTGTCAGCCGCCGGACCGCCTTCAACAAACCTGCCGGAGGGATTGATCAGAATTTCGGTTTCCTCGTCAAATGGGAAGTCCTCAAAGCACTTCCAGAGGACGTGGCTGTAGATGTCCTTGGTCAGTTCATCCAGGGACTTTGACGCTTCATGCTGCACGGAGACGATGATGGTTTTGACTCTGACAGGTTTCCCTTCCTGGTACTCTATGGTGACCTGGGCTTTGCCGTCGGGCTTGATGCCTTTGATAAGTCCGTCGTGTCTGGTCTCGTCGATTCGCTTTGTGATCTTATTTGCCAGGACTACCGGGAGGGGCAGCATGTCCCTTGTCTCATCGGTAGCGTAACCATACATGGTTCCCTGATCGCCCGCACCCAGAGTGCTGTACCAGGAGTTGTCTCCATTCCTGGATTCCAGGGCATTGTCCACACCATCGGCGATGTCCTGGCTCTGTTTGTGGACCAAAACCATGATGCGGAATTTTTTAGGATCGTAACCTACCTCCTGCAAGGTGTATCGTACGATCCTCTTGATGTCGACTCTACCGCTACAGGTGATTTCGCCCGCCACGATAATCTTTCCCTTGGTGGCCATGACCTCGCAGGCAACCCTTGAAGCGCGGTCTTTGCGAAGGCATGCATCCAGGACGCTGTCGGCTATCAGATCGCAGAGCTTGTCAGGATGGCCCGCGCATACGCTTTCTGCTGTTAAGAATTTAGTTTCCATATCATTTTCCTTTCCGGGCGGACAAAAGCCGCTCCATTAAATCGTCTTGGGGGGTGTAGTTCGAGCAGTCAGTCAGGCTGTTCTCGCGCACAATGGCGAAGATCTGCGCCCATAAGCTGTAGGTCTGTTTTGAGAAAGACTGAGCCATGCTGACGTAAGGGGAAGCAATAGGAGCGCCGGTCGTCGGGTGTTTTGCCAGCAGCCCGTATTCTGAGATGGCCTGCTCGCATTGGATCCACCTTGCCGCGCTCATGGCGTATTGTTCGATCTGCTGTTTGGGAACAAGGTGGCTGCATTTGTGTTTGCCAAGCCATCCCCAGGTGTCCGTGTAGATTTCGTTGGCTATAAGGGGATGCCCGTTCTTCTGAGCTGCTGACAGCCAGTCGGCGGGTTTTGGCATTTCCGAGCCGACTTCTGAATCCCCGTCAGGCAGCGGTACGATTTGAAGCTTTTTGGAATTGCCGTCCAGTATCTTGTCCGCCAGCGCCTTGCGCGGCCTTCCGCCGGCACCCGGCTGCGGACCTCTTTTTCCCATCAATTCACCTCCAGTCAAATAGAGGGGGTTAATACCCCCAAAACTTACGGAAAAATTCACACGACGCCCCACGCCCGTTCCCCGTACACAGGGTTGTAGAGATTCGATCCCCCCTACCGGTCGTGCCAACGGTCTCCGTCGCGGGCTGTAATGGCTGAGTGGCAAGGGGTGCAGAGGGCCATGAGGTTGGATTCGTCATGGGTTCCTCCTCGTGCAAGCGGTAGGATGTGATGCACCTCGGTCGCCTGAGTCATCCGTCCCAGTTTCATGCACTCCTCGCAGAGAGGATGGGCTTCGATGTAATGGTCACGTATGCGCTTCCAGGCACGGCCGTACCTCTTCTTGGAGTGGGGATCCCGGTCGTACTTCTCGTAGCGGGCCGCTTCCTGACGGGCATGCTTCTCACAGAACCTCGAGTCGGTCAGCTCCGGACAACCGGGATGGGAGCAGGGTCGCTTTGGTTTCCTCGGCATGGAACACCTCCTTTGGGGCATAGAAAAGCCCTCGCGGTGTCCCGACGAAGGCTCTCAACTTTATTTTTGTGCTATCCTAATCTTCTCATAAGGACGAGGTATCATTCTATGTCTTTAGGTATCCTGATCCATCAGTCCGCCACAAAACTCCAGCGCAGCGTTGTGCATCTTATAAAGGTGGTGGATGCTGTAGCACATGTTCACTGCAATCTGCTCCCAGGTCTTGAAACACAGGTAGCGGAGTTCCAGGATGGTTTGGTACTCGGGATTGGAGACGGATTTAATGAGTTCAACGATCTCGCGCTTGAGGTCGACAAGGTCGTCAATGTCGGTGTTGATGTCCGACTCAAGGTCAATGATCTTGCAGATGATGTCCTCCATGCGGTGGAAGTTCCTAGCACCGCTGGGCGGGATATCGCTCAGCGTTGACGTGGCTTTGGTCGCCAGGTCATGCAGAGACGAAACCTGCTCGATCTTGCTGTTGATCCGCTGGTCTATTCTGTAGGCTTGGGACAGGTAATCCTTCGCCATCTGTTGTTTCTTGCTCATAGGCTACCTCCGATTCAAAGATTAAGTTCACTCGGATTGGCAGCTTTTGACTCCTTGGGTTGTCTTTGATTTACAAATTCGCTTTCACTGCATCGATCAGTGCGGACTGGTTATGGTCTTTTTCCTTCAGGGCTTTCATGACCCGTTCGTCGATGGTGTCCTTGGATATAAGATGGTGGATGACCACAGTATCGGACTCCTGACCTTGCCGCCAGAGTCTGGCGTTCGTCTGTTGATATAATTCAAGGCTCCACGTCAGCCCGAACCACACCAGGGTTGAACCGCCGCTTTGTAGGTTCAGGCCATGTCCTGCAGAGGCGGGGTGGATGATTGCGATGGGTATTTCACCTTTGTTCCAGGCTTTGAGGGACTCTGCTGTATCCAGCTTTGTCGCGGGGAACCGATTCTGGATCCGTTCCAGGTCATGCTTGTACCAGTAGGCAATCAGGACGGGCTTCCCGTTAGCTGCTTCTATGAGATCTTCCAGGGCATCAAGCTTTCGGTCGTGGAGCTGGACGACTGATCCATCATCGGAATACACAGCTCCGTTTGCCATCTGAAGCAGTTTGTTGGATAAAGTGGCGGCGCTTCCCGCATCGATTTCCTGTCCTTCAAGGGAAAGGACCAGGTCACGCTTCATGGTCTCATACGATTTGCGTTCTTTATCCGATAGGTGGACAGGGATCTCGTTGATGACGCATTCCGGCATCTTGAGATAGTCGGTGCTTTTCATGCTGATGGTGATGTCCGAAATGAGCCGGTAGATTTCATCTTCGGCTCCCGGCAGGGGCTTGTAGCTGAATACGATCTGCTGGTTGCGCTTGTCCGGGGTGAAGAAGCTGTTCCTGTAATGAGAGATGAACCTTCCAAGCCGCTGACCCAGGTCAAGTATCCCGATTTCAGCCCATAAGTCCATCAGTCCGTTGCCCGACGGGGTTCCCGTCAGTCCGACCATCCGTTTCACCTTAGGCCGCACCTTTCGCAAGGCTTTGAACCTTTTAGAGCCAAATGCCTTGAAGGAAGACAGCTCATCGATAACGACCATGTCGTAGTCAAAAGGGAGTCGACTCTTGTTGACAAGCCAGTCCACATTTTCCCGATTGATCAGGTAGATGTCCGCTGACTTCATCAACGCAGCCCTTCGTTCCGACTCATTCCCGATGGCAACAGTGTAGGTCAGCCCTTTCAGGTGGTCCCATTTTTCGATTTCCGCAGGCCATGTGTCACGTGCCACCCGCAGCGGGGCGATGACCAGTACCTTTCGGATTTGGAAGCTGTCAAGGCAAAGGTCAAAGATGGAAGTCAGCGTGATCACGCTCTTGCCAAGCCCCATGTCCAGAAAGACGGCGGAGACGGGGCGCTCCAGTATGAAATTGGTAGCGAAGCTCTGATATTCATGGGGACTGTATTTCATGAAGGATCCCTCCGATCTGTCCTGGGTCGTCAATGCAGAACACCGGAAAGCCTAACGCTTCCAGTTGCCTTTTCCGCTTTTCCTGTAATGGGCGGGGGCGCTTCCCAGGCGCTTTCAGTTCAACGAAGGCGAGCTTTCCATGGGGTAACAGGAGCAGTCGGTCGGGCATCCCATCGAATCCTGGGATGTTCAGTTTCAAGGCAAGACCGCCCATAGCTTTCACTTCTTTAATGAGTTTTGATTCGATTATTTTTTCTCTCATGCCATTCCTTTCCGCTTTTTCATGAGTTCCAAAGTTCCAGGTTCCAAGAAGTTCCACGGATTCCTTATAGCCTATACGCGCGTATATGCAGGCGGGCGTGATGGTTCTCTCCCTATATCCATATTTCTGTATATATTTAGGAATTATGGAACTCATGGAAAAAGCATTGATATTAAAGGGTTCTAAGCGGTTCTAAGATGTTGTTTCCTGACGTCT